TGCTCAAGCGCCTCTACACGATGACCGACGCACCGACGAACGACGAGAAGCAGTCGCTGCTTGCCCAAATCGCCGCCAAGACGGAGGAACTGGAGAACCTCAGCGTGGAGGTGAAGTACTGGAAGTCGAAGGCGCGCCAGTACAAGGTCAAGCACGGGAAACTTGATGAACTAGTGACGAAACTTGTCAATGCGGTGCTTGAGAAGGGCTCGCAACCGATGTTCTACCGCGTCGTCAATCGGCACCGGAGCGAATGGGGCTCGCTATGGAGCGTCATTGACGAAATGCTCGTTGAGTACGGAGATGGCGCCGCCACGACGTAGCAGCCAGTCCGTGTAGACTGGTTTCACATAAATCTCACCAATAGGAGAGCAGGCGATGGGACACGCAATAGAAATCAACGAAGACGGCACGGCCCGTATGGCGTATGCCGACCGGGAAATCCCGTGGCACCGTCTCGGGGTGCCGATGAAGGGCCTTCAGACAGCAGAGGCGATGCTCCAAGCAGCACAGGCCGACTACGAGGTCGTGATTACGCGCGTCGCGGCCTGCGATGACAACGGACAGCCGATACTCAACCCTAACGGCACGCTCTCGGTCATTGACGACAGCCGCGCAACGCTACGGGTGAACAAGGACGGCTCATACACGGGTCTTGCGACGGTCGGGACGCGCTACGTCGTCCAGCAGAACAACGAATGCCTTGACTACGCGCTCGCCATCGTTGGCGCGTCAAAGGGTGATGCCGTCGTTGATACCTGCGGAGTCCTCAATAACGGGCGCGAGTTCTTCGCGTCGATTGACCTTGGTGCGCTCGTCATTGACCCGTCCGGCGTGAACGACCGCATTGAGCGCTACGTGCTCGTGTCAAACGGACACGATGGCAAGGCTCCAATCTCGTTCGCTAATACATCAATCCGCGCAGTCTGTAAGAACACCGTGATGATGGGCTTGTCGTCGGCGCGACGAGTGTTCACTGCGCGCCACACACGCAACGCCGACCGAGCCATTGAGGAGAAGGCGTCAATCGTCTTGGACATTTCCAGCGACTGGGCGAAGAACTTCTCGCGAATGGCAGAGCAACTCTTGTCGGTCAATGTCCCCTCATCGTCACGGGTACTTGACGAAACGCTCAACGTGGCGTTTCCGTTGGAGAAGGACGCGACCGAGCGACAGAAGAAGAACCGCGAGAACGTCGTATCGCTAGTTCGCGGCATCTACGAGAACAACAACAACGCCGCGAAGTACGGGCACAACGGGTGGAGCGCGTACAACGCGATCGGCGAATACCTTGACCACTACCGAGACGCCACGCTCACCGAGCGGGCAATGGCGTCAATGAACAGCAACTCGTGGGTATCTCGTACGAAACTGAATGTACAGGATTACCTCTTGTCGCAAGTCTGACGTTCATCGTTGTATCATTTGTCTAACCCACGAAAGTGAGGACAGATGGGCAACGAGCCTGACGACGACTTCTCCGAACAAATGCCGGACGAAGATGCTCCGACCCCGGAGGAACTCGCGATCTGGCTGTCGGAGTACCTGACGCAGTCAAACCACGCGCAGACGATGTTCCGCACCAATCTGTGCTCGCTCGTCGTGGACAAGATCTGGAACGACTACGGCGTTGAGGGCATGTGCGAACTAATGATCGCCATTGACCGCCGTGCTGGCTGGATCTCCGACATCATCATTGAGGACGCGGACATTCACGAAGTGCTCTTTAAGGAGCACAATACGTTTGACAACGACGCCATCATCAAGGCGCGAATGAGCGACAGCGTCGTGGAGCTCAACAAGAAACTATGGCGCCTGCGCAGGAAGTACGCACGGGTGATTGCGCAGGAAATCGTCAATCACAACAGTCGCCAGGTCACCAATGAAGCGGGGGCTCCGTCTACTGACGAGCAATGAGGCTGAGGATCAACTGGGTCGCCCCATCGTCCTCAACGAACTCACCGCCATCAACGGCAGCATTGACCACTGAGCGCTTCCGCTCAATGAGCGAGTAGATCTCCTCGTCAATCGTTCCATTCGTAAGCAGGTAGGTCGCCGTCACCGAGCCCTTCTGTCCGATGCGGTGGAGTCGCGAGTACGTCTGGTCTACGTCGGCCGGCGTCCACGGGAGTTCCACGAACAGACACTCCTCCGATGCCGTGAGCGTGTGTCCGGTCTTCGCCGCCTGTATGGAGAGCACGATCACGGGTGCGTCCTCAACGCTCAGCGTCTGGAACTTGCGCTTGTTCTCCTCCACGTCCTCAACCGACATTCCGCCTTGGATCTTTAGCCCACCGAAGCGCCGTGCGAAGTCGTCCACGATGTCTCGGTGGTGGGCGGCGATGACGACCTTCTTGCCGTCGTTGATGCGCTCCTGAACCCACTCAATGGCTGTTTCCATCTTCGCCTTTGCCGCGAGCCGGCGAAGCACGGAGAGACGCACGAGGTGCTCGTTCGCTTCTGCGCGAATGACTGCCGCGAACGCAGCGCCGTACGACGACTTGCCCTGCTCCTTCGCGAGTTCCCTGGCGCGCTCCGCGATGTAGCGAATGATGTCCTCTTCCGCCTTCTTATACTCCTTCATCAGCGCAACATCGCCCTCCACGACGAGCCGACTGTGGAGTACGGGTGGCAGTTCCGAGAGAACCTGATCCTTCGTGCGCCTGATGTAGCACGAGCCACGGAGACGGTCGTTGAGTTCGTCAAGGTGTGAGTGTCCGCTGATGTTCCACTGCCCGAACCTGTCTTGGAATGCTCCGCAGTAGCGCCGGTAGAAGCCCCATAGTCCACCGAAGTCCTTGAGGCGACCGAGTATGTCCAGTTGCGATGCGTACTCGTTCGGGCGGTTCGTCACGGGTGTTCCCGTGAGACAGAGGACGAGCCCATCTTTGTGTGCCGTCTTTGCGATCTTTATCGCAGACTTGGTGCGCTTGGCGGCCGGCGACTTTGCGTAGTGACTCTCGTCAAAGATGTACGAGTGGTGGCGCGACAGTTGCTTCTCCCAATGCGTGATGTTGCTGTATCCGACGACCACGACGTCGTACGAGCCAGCCTCGGGGAAGTCCTTGCGGTTAGTGACCGTGGCGACCGTGCGATGCGGGAGCCACTTGTTCCACTCCGCCTTCCAGTTGAGTACTAGTGATGGAGGGCATACGACGACTACGGGGTACACATCGGACGCTGTTGAGCAATACTCCATAGTGGCAATAGATTCCAAACTTTTCCCTAATCCCATCGAATCTGCGATGAATGTTCGCTTCGCACGTGAGGCGTAGGCAACGCCCGCCTTCTGATACGGAAGCAACTCACCCTGTAGTGCGGGAATGACCACATCGGCGTCAGTTGAGCGCGAAGCGTCAATGAACTCGTTGAGCCTTGCCGTTACCTCGCTCGCTACGGCAAGTACGTCGTTGTCCACGGGTACGTCAAAGTTTTTCGCCCACTCAATGACGCTCTGAATGGACGCCATTGGAGCCTTCCACGAGTATTCCTTGGCGTCCCACGTGACTGCGGGTATTTTTTTGACTTCCTTGATGATCACGCGTTCGTAGGCGATACGAATGAAGATTGTGCCGTCCTTCATAAACACGCGAGCAGAGCGTGAGATGGGAGGAGGAACCGTGAACTTGAGAGCGTCAATGGTCACGTCAAAGTTGTGCTTGATTGCGAACTGGCGCGCCTCGGCCATTGAGGTAATCGGCACCGTCCAGAGGCGAGCTAACTTGTCCCACTTAGCGCCGGGGATCATCTTGAGTTCTTCCACTTGCTCGCGGTCAAACGGGAAGTCAAGGACGATTTGATCGCGGTCAAGGTACAGGCGCACGCTACGATGATACCCGTGCCATAGATAGGTACGGGACAACCGGAGGCGTTATGGGCGAGGCGTACAAGCGAGACAAAGTGGGCAAGAAGGCGCGTCCCTACCATTTGTTTCGGCGTAAAAACTATGTTCCGTTTGAAATCTCGGAGCAGCGGTTCGCCATCTGTAAGCAGTGCCCAGAACTCATCAAGCCCACAAATCAGTGTCGGCAATGTGGGTGTTTGATGCACCTCAAGACTAAACTCGTCCAAGCGGAATGCCCGCTCGGACTGTGGAGGTAGCAACAAATGCCGAGAATGCCCAATCTGTATACGTGCAGCGTTTGTGGGCTTGAGGTACGGCCCAGCGACGCCACCACGGAGCGCAAGGCCATCGTCTGGCTCAAGGGAACCGGCAAGACAATCTCGGAAGTTTCCGAGGAACTCTTTGAGTACAAGCACAAGTTCTGTACGGGCAAGACGAGCGCCAACGACATTCCGCTGTTCTGAGCGACGGCTGTGCGACAATAGTCGCATGGCAAAGAAAAAGACATCAGAAAATAGCGAAGCAAAGATCAATGCGGTCACACGGGTAGTCCCCGTTGGTGAGGTGCGTAAGCCGGCGCGGCCAGCGCGCAGAGCACGCCGCAAGTGCTGCGGAGGCTGAACCCGCAACGCCATAGTTCCCCATCTACGACGAGCGTCGTGTAGAGTTCGGGTCGTAGGAGGAACATGATGAATAACATTGACTACAAAGAAATCGCAGCAATCGTGATGATCTCGGTGATCATCGGAATCGTCGCAGCAACCGCCGCGCAAGTGATCTTCTGGCTCTTCTGATGCGAGAAAACGACCCAAAGCCGCTGTGGGGCGGGCTCTCCTTCAACGACTGGCTCAGCGTTGGAATCGCCTCCGGCTGGTGTGGGCCAGTTGTCTGCGCCACCCATGATGGCGTTCCTTCCTCGGAGAGCGAGGAAGCGCAGCAGATCGAAGGCATGGATCCGTGTCAGCACATCGTTCGTGTCTACGAGGACGACGAGATGAAGGCTGCCGTGGAGGCGTACTACCAGCCCTACAAGTGGCGCAAGGACCCGGCGGAGGAGACCGACCCGCGTGACAAGTAAACCGACCTACGGGTCGTTGTTCGCCGGCGTCGGCGGATTTGACATGGGCTTTGACCAGGCTGGCTACGAGTGCCAGTTCCAAGTCGAATGGGACAAGCACTGTCAGCAAATCCTCCAGAAGCACTGGCCCGATGTGCCAAAATGGTGGAACGTCAGCGACGTCAATGGCGCTGAACTACCTCCCGTGGACGTACTTATCTTCGGGTCGCCGTGCCAAGATCTTTCCGTGGCGGGCAAGCGAGCCGGACTATCCGGGGAGCGATCAATCCTCTTCCACGAAGCAATGAGAATCGTCAAGGAGATGCGAGATGCAACAGCAAACACCTATCCAAGGGCAGTTGTTTGGGAAAACGTCGTCGGAGCACTTACTTCCAACGGAGGTGCTGACTTCGGGGTCGTCCTTGATGAAATGGCCAAAGCAGGGGCGATGGTCGTCGAATGGGCGGTGCTGGACGCTCAATACTTCGGAGTCCCCCAGCGACGAAGGCGCGTGTTCATCGTCTCTATCCTTGATCCTTCAGCCGCCGCAAACTGTCCCGACCCGCTACTTCCTGTCAGCCAAGGCATGCGAGGGGATTCTAAGAAGGGCACAAAGAAGGGGAAAGGTGCTCCCGGAGCGCCTGCGGTTGGCTTTGGAAAGAACAGTTTCGGCGGCTGGGTCGAAACAGACGTAGCGATTCCACTGTCCGCTCGCGACACCAAGGGACCGCTGACCACTGTCGTGGAGCCGGCACAGGAGATCGTTGGATCCCTCAATACCTACGACTTTGACAAGTGGGGGTCAAACCAGTTCGTCAACGAAGGCAAACTCATCGTGCAGCCGTTCGTCAAGTCGCGCCGAGCGCAGACCACCGAGGACCACGAGACGTGGAACGAAGGCGAAGTCACGAACACGCTCAACCAGTTTGATCTCGGCGATGTGCGCACCACGACAGCCATCGTAAGTACAGAAGCCCCGCTCTCGTTTGACACGCAGTTCGGATCAAACGCCCTCGTCTTCAGCGACATCACGCCGCCGCTCAAATCAACACAGCAGCCGCCTTCGGTTGCGCTTGATGGCAGCGCCGGGACAGAGGCAGCGATGACAGTGCGTCGCCTCACACCCGTGGAGTGCGAAGCCTTGATGGGGTGGCCACCCGACCACACAAGATGGCGCGCCGATGGCAAAGAGCAGGTCGATTCGCATCGCTTTCGCCAGTGCGGCAATGGTGTCGCCACACCTGTCGCGCGATGGGTTGCTGGGCATCTGATCAAAGTTCTATAAGCCCCGCTCCGCGACTGCGTCGCTCCGGAGGGTGCCTGTGTCGGCCGGCGCCACGGGTCTGGCATCAGCCAAGAATGAAGATCAGCGGGGCTGTGTGGTGGCTATCTTTATTCAGACCCCGAACACGACGAAGGCCGGTCGCCCCCGAGGGGACGACCGGCCTGTCGGTCTGGCGGGCTATCTTTATTCGGTGCTAGGCGACCTGCGTACCGAAGAGCGCGACCGCCGAGATGATGAGCCCGTAGGTGCGAAGCGCCGAGTTGGTGTTGCCCTCACCGGCGTGCCCCGTCCACTCCGCGACGGTCGCGTCACCGGCCTTGTAGGTCAGGCTCCACCCGAGCGCGTCCTTGCCGAGCCGCACCGTGTGGCGCACCCCGTTGCGGTCCACGACCGCGTAGGTTGCGATGGTCTCCATTACTTGCCCCTCCTTGCTCAGTGCCGGCCTTGTTGCCGACGACAGAAGCATACCACCATCGGCACGATGTTAGCAACTCTGCCGCGCGCTATCTCGCCACCTACTCGCCGCTCAATAAAGATAGCCAGCAAGAAGCCCCGCCCCGAGGCTCGGCTCGCGGGGCTGCCCCACCGCTATCTTTATTCGTGCGCGCGTGGGCGGCGGCAGGTCTCCCCACCGCCGCCCGTTCGACTCGCGCTACTCGGTCTCGCGAAGCCATTCCTCGCGGACGATGATGAGCGTCTGAAAACGCATCGCGCCCCAACTGTAGAGCTTGACGGCGATGTACCCGTCCGTCTCTTGGCAGTCGATTCGCAAGACCCGCGCGCCGTCGATGTTCGACCCCGGGTAGTTGATGACTGTCGCCATTCCCTCTCTCCCTTCCGTATCGGCGGTGTTGCCGATGCCCATACCGTACCATCTTAGGTGCGATGTTAGCGGTCGATGCTCCGTCGCCGTCCGGCCGCGCGGCCAAGAAGCCCCGCCGAGCGACTCGGCGCGCGGGGCTGGTTCCAAGTTTCGTCACTTCCCGGTGGTTCGCTATCTTTATTCCAGTACGGACGTGCGCCCGTCCCCACCGTGGCAGGGACGGGCGCGCTACGCCGGTACTAGTCGGCGAACCCGATACCGTCGTCGTAGGCTACGCCGTGCTCGTGATCCAGTAGGTAGTCGATGCGGCAGGCGAGCAGGTCGGTCGTGGGATACATCTCCGCAGACTCCACGCCGTTGCGCCATACGGTCAGCCGGAACTGAGTCATTTCGACCGGCTGCAACTCATCGTCAAGCCCGACGAAGGTCTCTTCGACTTGGCAGATGATCTCGCGATACTCGCAGACTCGGTATGCCCCGGTCTCGTAGCGCATGTAGTCGCCGTATCCGTACTCCCTCTGCCAGTGTTCGTTTCTGATCCGTGGTGGTGTGTGTGTCATGCCCCAAGCGTATCGACTTAGTGCCGGTGTTAGCGTTGCTATCTCGCCACCCATTCACCCCGGGCCGAGGTCGATGCGCGCGCACGACGGGAAGAGCCCCGCGCGGCGGCGTGGCTGGCGGGGCTGTGCTGGCGCTATCTTTATTAGGGTCGGAAATGCGGCAAGGCCGGTCGCTCCACTTGGGAACGACCGGCCTCGCCTTTGGGGTGGGGCTATCTTTATTGCTACTGGGCGGTCTCGTCCTCCTTGATCGCCTCGGTGATGGACTTGACGAGCGACTTGATCTCGGACTGGATATCCGCCAACTCGTACTCGGCGTCGCTGAGGTTGGACTGCGCCTCGGTGACGGAGGCCTCGGCGGCCGTCGCACGATCGGCGAGTGCCTCCAACTCCTCCGCCAACTTGGCGAACTGCTCGGTGGTGAACATTGCTACCCCTTCCTGTCGCTGGAACCCTTCCGGCGACAACAGAAGCGTACCACCTTCGGCACGGTGTTAGCAACTCGGCGAGGGGCTGTCTCGCCACCTATTCGCCCGTGAGTAAAGATAGCGAGCGAGAAGCCCCGCGCGCGACCCGGCCCGACGGGGCTCCTTGGTGGCGTTGTCTATGGTGGTGGGGCTATCTTTATTCACTGGCCGGCGTGCCGGGGCGGGTATTCCTTGCCCGCCCCGGCGTGTCGCTAGTCGATGGACTCTTCTCCGTCCCACGTCCAGAGGATGTCAGTCCCCTGGGCGACGAAGAGTATTGACAGGCTGACTCGGTGATGGTCGCGCAACTCGCACGCCCAATCCTTGGCCTTCTCAATCGCGCTTGCCAGGCTGAACGTCTGGATGTCGGTGCTAACGACGTTGTAGTAGATCGCCGTATCGCCGGGGTCGTCGTCCCGGTAGTTCATTTCGGCGACCACTCGCCATGATTCATACACCGTCTCCACTTCATTACCTCCCTTCCTTGCCGGCCGGATTGCCGACAGTGAGAGAGTACCACGTTCGGCACGATGTTAGCGCCCTGGGCGTGCGGCTGTCTCGCCACCGTTTCGGCGCACTAGACACGGGCGCAAGCCAGGAAGCCCCGCGTGGCGCGGTTGTCGGCGGGGCTGGGTTGCCCTGGCTCCGTGGGGGCTATCTTTATTAGTAGCGCGACCGTGCGCCGTCCCCAACCATATCGGGTCGGTCAGGGACGGCGCGGTCGGTCAGGCGGTGAAGGCGTGCGCCTCCGCGAGCATTCCGCGAACGGTCGTGTCGTCGGTCAGGTCAAGGCGCGTGAGCGTATCCGTGAAGAACTCCCGAAGCGCCTTCGCTGAGTAGCGCGCGACAGGACGGTACGCGACCGTCACCCACGGGTAGGTCACTTGGTCGGACGGCGTGTAGAGGAACGCGGTGAACCCGCCACGGTAGTTGTAGTGAACGCGCGACAGGCTCGCAACGAAGTGCTTGCGGTTCGTGTCGTGCCGTGCGGTGAGTCGGATCATGACCCCGTAGCGGTCGTTACGCCCGTCCACCTCGCAATCAAGGTTGGGCGAGCGCCACTCCACGGTCGTCTCGCGCTCACGCGAGTGGTAATCCCCGCGCAAGACCAAGTCGGTAATGTTCATTACTGCCCCTTCCAGTCAGGTCGGCGGTTGCCGACAGGTGAAGCGTACCAACTTCGTAGCGGTGTTAGCGTGGGCTGTCTCGCCACCTATTCGTCGCGCACGCCGTTGCGCCTCGCGCCAGGAAAGCCCCGCGCGGCAACCACGCTGGCGGGGCTATCCCCCCTGGCTGACTCGGTGGCTATCTTTATTCACTTGCCGCGCCCCCGTGCCGGCGGAAGGGGTGACCGGCACGGGGGCAGCGATCTCGCGCGTCCCTACTTCCAGCAGGACGCGGTGTAGGCGACATCTGCGACTTGGTCACAGTAGATGTCGTCCGCGTGGAACTCGGTCACGATGTCGCCGCGACGCGCGCCGCGCACGATCTCGCGGTACCGGCGCACGGTGTAGGTGTCGGAGAAGTCAAGCGTGACTTCCACGGTGCGCTGATCGCCGCACGGGAACGCGATCCCGATGCTCTCGCCGTCCGCGTCGCGGATCACCATCACGCGACCGCCGGAGATGGCGAGGATCGTCATCACGCCGATCTGCTCGGCGACGGTGCGCGGGTCGCATACGCGACCCTCGCGGATACGGTCATCTGTCTTCATACTTGCCCCCTTTGGTAGTAGGTGACCTAATCGTACCACCTTAGGCACGGTGTTAGCAACGCGCTATCTTTATCCGTGGCAAGCGCGCACTACGACAAGAACGCCAAGAACCCACGCGCGCGCTGTCTCGCCACCTACTCAGCGAAACCGTGCGACCGCGCCGCCGCCAGGAAGCCCCGCGCCGCGCTGCTGTTGGCGGGGCTGTCTCGGCGCTGGGTGCGTCGCTATCTTTATTCATAGCGTGCGGGTCGCTCCGCCCGCCCGAGGGGATAGGCGGGCGGAGCGACTGACTACCGGCGGCGCTGAATGTTGCGAGCGGCGTAATACTTGGCGTCTGCGAGCGTTTCGTGTCCCTCGCCGTCAAACGCCCGCCAACCGGTTGCGGTATCGACCACTACCCACTCAACCCGGGGAGACCGGACTTCGTCTAGTGGGCAATACCACTCGTCTGCGCAGATTTCCAGAGTCGTGCCCACTACGGAATAGCGTTTGTCTCCGATGCGCCTGAACTCAACTGCCATACTTCCTCCCTCTTGCTTAGGTCGACGGTTGCCGACAGGTGAAGCGTACCAAGTTAGGGACGATGTTAGCGCCCCGGGCCGCCCGCTGTCTCGCCACCTATTCGCACGAGCCACACAAGCGGCTGAGCCAAAGAGCCCCGCGCGACGCTGTGTCCAGCGGGGCTATCTCGGCTCGCGCTCGTTCACGGGGTCGGGGGCTATCTTTATTAGATCGGCATGGGCGGGCAGGGTCTCCCCCGCCCGCCCGTTCGCCTAGTCCCTCATCAGTCGATTCAGGTCGTCGTTCACCAACCTACGCCATTCCGTGCGGTACCACCGTGCGCCGTGTCCGGCTGTTGCGAGCGCATCAACGGTGATATTCACGATCCACTCCGGTTCGCTGTCGTCAAGTCCACGTGCGAGCGTCTGACGGATTACGGCGTGCGCCGTGTTCATTCCGTCTTCCGCTTCCTCGGTGGTCAGTCCCTCCCTGTCGTCGTTCAGCGGACGCATGAGGAAGAACATCATGTAACGATCGTGCGGATCGTTGGGATCCATGTCGTCCGTGTATTCGCTGTCGTTGTCGTTGTTCATGCCATGAGCATACCACGTTAGGGACGATGTTAGCGTGGGCTGTCTCGCCACCTATTCGGCGCACCCGTGCGAACGACCTGCGCCGGGAAGCCCCGCGCGACGCACTCGGTCGCGGGGCTACCCCGACTCGTGGTCGCCCACGGGGTCGGGGGCTATCTTTATTAGGTGCGGTGTACCGGCGGGCAGGTTTGACCCTGCCCGCCGGTGCCGCTCCCGCTAGTAGCGGGGGTGGTCTTGGGCGTCGTAGCGGTCGTCGTCGTCTCGCATCTCTGCCGACTCTGCCCGACAGTATCCGTGCGGCGTGTACTCGCTCCACTCCGCACCGCACCCGCCGTCCGTCGTCTCGCACGTGACCTGATAGTCGTCGTCACGCCTGTCGTAGCACACGTCCGTCGTGAACGTGCGACCGCATTCCGGGCAGTCCAACTCCACGGTCTCTTCCTCATCGTAGTAACCGGGCAGGTCGCTGTCGTAGCACCCGTCCGGCAGGTTGTACCCTGACCCCATCGCATTACCTCCCTTGCCGAGCCCCTTGCCCGACACCGTCAGCGTACCACCTTCGGCACGGTGTTAGCAAGACGGTGCCGCCGCTGTCTCGCCACCTATTCGCCCAAGCCACACGAGCGACCCGCGCCAAGAAGCCCCGCGCAACACGCTCGGTTGCGGGGCTGCTCTGGGCTTTCGTCGCCCACTCGTCGGTCGCTATCTTTATTCACGGCGTGAGTGGCGCGCCCGTCCCGACCACCACGCAGGGAAGGGCGCGCCGGAACTTACGCTAGGGCGCAACCTTGCGGAGAGATGCCGCAAGAACTAGGCCATAGAACTCGCCCGTAGTTGCGTCTTTGACGTAGACGTGGCCCATAGTGCCATTGGGCGGACACCCCATCGGCTGGGTCTTGACGACGAGCGTTCCGGCCTTAGGCTGATGCGCGCGCCGGTCAAACACGTCCATACCTGTGGGCTCAAACACATAGACGACCCCTGTGTTGCCACCCCTGTGAGATGTCTTCACACGTAACCCTTCCTGTTGGGTTGGCTGTATTGCCAACGAGAGAACCGTACCACATTAGGCACGCTGTTAGCGCGCTATCTTATTTCAGGTGAACGCGAGAACACGCCCGTACGCGATGACGTGGGCTGGAACTCGGGCTGTCTCGCCACCTATTCACCCGAGCCACCACCGCGAGCGACGCGAACGGCGGGGAGAGCCCCGCGAGCCGGTGCTGACTGCGGGGCTGTCCTGGCTCTTGCTGGGTCGCTATCTTTATTAGTGGGCGGGGGTGGG